TGAAATCACTTGTGGGTTTACGCCCACCGGGGGTTCGAATCCCTCCCTCTCCGCCATATATAATTTCTCAAAAAAATCCTACACCCCCCTATCCGCAAACGCTTGTCTATCAATATAGAAATTGGGTGTATAAAACACTTTTTTTCTGCAAAATTGCAATGTAACAAAAAAATTATACAAAGATAAAATTTTTATAAACAAATATAGAGATATTTACATTTTGGGGAGTTTCTGCAATTTTGCAGTTTATCAAAAAAATGCAACAGATATAAAATGTTTATAAAAAGATATAATATCTATATACAATCCATATCATAAAAAATACTCTATTTTTTGATACAAATCATAAAAAACACTTGACAATTAGCTAATTAAGTTATATAATATAATTAAGTAAGTTAAAAGGAGGTAAAAGGTTATGACCACACTTGAAGCAATTCTAAAAGGAAGATCTGTGCTAGATCTGACAGAAGAAGAAACAAAGGAGGTTTGTAATCTACTTTATAATTTTCTAAAATACAAGCATCAGTCAGTATCAGATTTTCAAGACGACGAATACAAAGTGCTGATAGAAGCGCTTGCGTCAATGCTACGTTTTGGTCTATATAAAAATGATCAATCTGAAGAAAAAGAAAAATACTTATCTAAGGACTGGAAGAAACAAGTGCTATACAAACTTGAAAGAGAATGGGGCTGGAGGTTTGCATCAAGAAAACGAGGGTGGAGGTTTGCATCAGAAGAATGGGGCGAGAGGTTTATGTCAATTCTAAAACATTATCTGGATGGTGTTGATGTTTATTATCTGTTTGCATATTATCGTCAGCTTGAAGTGGCAAGAGACATACTTGATTATTTAAGAGACGAGATATCATGAGACTCTCATACGATGATGTCAAGAAGATTGAAGACGCTCTAGCCTCTCTGCCTTATCCGCTTCATATCAAACGGATAAGAATCAACGAGCTAAAGGTGTATGATAAAGAAGGGAATGAACTCAAGTTGACTTCATACGCACAGGTAGGCGTTCTCTTGGAGTATATTTTGAAAAATTGCACTCGATAATTTTGGTTGGAACCTGCAATTTTGCAGGTTCTGTTCTTTAATACTTCCTTCTTTCTTTATCTCTATGTATCCTTTCTAACGCTCTTCTCACTTCTTTTTCAATATTTGTTGCTACTGTTGTAGCCACCTCTGGTTTCGTATCTGTTGTAAAATTGTTTGTGCTGTTCACTACGATATGAAACGTAGTATGTGATCCCATACCTACTGCGCCAGTTGGAGCGGGGTTTATTGTAGGTATTAATATTGCTTGAGCCAACGCTTGCTTCATTTTTTCAACTAGCGGATCTGGTTTTATCGTATCTGCTATTGTTTGGATTAGCTTTATTTTATGAAGATCTCTCAATGGTCCTTCTTTGGCGGGTGAGAATGGGAAAAGGTTTCTTATTTTTTGAACGATCTTTTTCACTGCTATTACAGGCTTCATTGCTACTGATTCAATACCTTGCACAAGCGTGTTTAGGATGTTTTGTCCAGCTTTAAATAAATTTATGCTTGAGATAAACCTTATAGCTGCATTCCAGGCGTTTTTGATAAAATTGACCGCTTGCGCTATTTTCCTAAACACAAATATCCCCGCTTGTTCTAACAGTTTGAAAATTCTAATCCATAGCTGTATATAAAAATGAAAAATTGCAGTAGCTATACGAAACTCAGTTTGAATGATTGATATATATACACGAAATGCTGTGTGTAATATATCACCAATGCTTGTAAATATGCTTTTTATGAAATCCCATCCGTTTTTTACCCATCCTACCGTTGCTATTACGGCTGATTTGACAGCATCAAATACGCTGGCAATAATCTGAAATGCCGTTGGAAAATGTGTTTTAAACCATGTGATAATTTGTTGCCAATGGGTATACAGTAGATATCCCACTGCTATCGCTGCCGCTACGGCTGTGATAAAGAGACCCAGTGGGTTTGTTAGAAAAACGACTCTCAGCATATTCAAAGCTGGTATCAGAAATCTAACTATCATCATTCCTACTCGGAATACTGACCCTGCAATTCGCATCATCGTAAAAGCAAATTCAATACCCCCCGAAATGAATGAGAATATAGCACTTGTTACTTTCGCAATAGTAGCCACCAATGCCATGAAGCCTACGACCCCCGCTGGCAGTAGTATAATCCAGCGTGCAAGTGTTTTGTGTTGAGCAATAAAGGTGTGTACGAGCGATAGAAACTCATTGAGTTTCTTCATTGCGAAAATCAAAGGCGGAGCCATCAATCCGCCGATTTGTGCTGAAAGGTTTACAATCGTACCCGTCAGCGCTTTGAACCTGTTCTGAAATGTGCCCAACATCAGTTTTAGTCTTTGTTGCAGATTTGCTTGCTTTGCAAGAGCTTGTTCTTCTTTTGCAATACCGAGATAGTGCCCGGTAGCTATGCTTTGCATCATCTTTTGATATTGTTGTTGTGTGATTTTCCCCATTCTCAACAGCGTTTGTACATATTCTTCTGCTTGTTTTTTATTGCCAGAGAGCACCACGCCAATTGTCGTCAAACCACGTGGTCCGAACAGTTGTTCCATAATCTCCATACGTGTTTGCAGGCTTTTCACTTGTAATAGCTTCTTTCTCAGTGCTTCGAGGAAACTCAACATATGAAAACGTCCGCCTTTGTAAAACTGCTTTGAGTCTATTTGAAAGTTTATACCATACTCTCTTCGTAGATTTTGTAGAGCCTGCGGCAGCTGTGTCATGCGCTCTACCGCCTGCATGACTGCAAACCCAGCTCGCGGTCCATCTATCCCCGCTTGATGTATCGCTCCCAATAGCACGCTTACTGTTTTGAAACCTTGCAATCCCTTGATACCTAGCCTGACAAGGTAGGGTGCTGCATCTCGCGATGTTCTGGCTAGGTCTTGAAGCGTTATTCCTGTCGCAAAACTCAGCTTTTGCAATTGATTTGCGAACGCTGGCAAGTCTTTGCTTGAAATCTGATATGCGTTTTTGAATTGAGCGATATATTGTCCGAGTTGCTCGGGAGTTAGCTGTTGAGTAGGTCCGAGTACCACCGACAACTCAGCCGCTGCTTTCAATCCTCCGTCTGCTATTGCTTTTGCTGACAATCCATACTTCATACCCATTGCCATTTGCAGATACTTGTCTATATCGCCTGGATAGGCATCTCCGTACTTGACTGCTATTTGTCTGATTTTCTTTACATATTCTTCATATTTTTTGTACGATTGCGGTGTAAATGCTTTTTTGTTCACCATGTACGTTTCTTGAAAAGTTGCGTCCGTCTGACTAGCGTCTGAATATGCAAGCAGACTCGCTGTGATACCCGCCATCGGCAAAGCAATTGCTTTCGTTATATTGCCTGCCAGATGGTCTAATTTTTCAGAAACATTTTCTAAATGTTTTGAAAACGCTTCTAAATGCTCTGGATTGAAAGCTTCTTTGATTGTTTCGTGCAATTTTTGAAACGGAGACTGCAAATTTGCAGCTGTTTGGTGTGTAGTTTTTAATTTTTCATCAAGTTTTTTTATCTGCTCTAATGGCTGTGATAAAGCTTTTGAGACTTGATCAAAAAGTTTAAGAACAATCTCAACGTTATATTGCATCGTCTAACTCGTTGTTTAAATGCTCATAATATTCGTTTAATTTCTGAGCCCAAAATCTAAGCTCATCAATGTCCATCTCTTTCAGGTCAGCATAGCTAAAGCCATGCTTAATCATCACGAGGACTGCTGTTGTTCCAACAAAGGGCTAAACAATTTCCCAAACTCACCAGTGAGTATTACAACATCGGATATATCCATCTCATCTAAATCATCTTCTGTTATTGCTTTTCCATCTATTTCCACAAGCCTAATCATTAGCATTTTCATTATCTCAGATGGATCATTTGCCATTTTCTGAGCCCAAAACAAATCTTTACCTTTGCCTTGTTTTATATTTGCAATTTTTCCACTTGGTAGCTTTACTTCAGTCATTTATTACCCTCCTATGTTTATCCTGTACTGTTGCAATATATCAACACCGTTAACACGATAAATGTTGTTGACCACATCTATTTCTAATACGTTTTGATAATCCACTTGGAGATTGTAATACATGACTGAGAGCGTTGCTTCTGGAGTTGGAGCTTCACCAATTTTGAGATTGCCTTGTTCAAATTCTTTGAATATTCCTCTCATTTCAGCTTTGATAGGAAGCTCTTGAGATACTCCCTGTTGTGTCCAGTGTTGATTGCTGCCTCGCACAATCACGTATCTAACTGTAAACGGATCAGATGCAAGAGCAATGAATTCTGGGTATAAGCTGTTGAATTTTATCTTAGCTTCCATCTTCTCAAGACCGCTTGGCAATTGAAACTCTGAATAGAGCCCCAAGCCTTTGGCATCTACAAATTTGAATTGCACCTTCGGAAGGTCAACTTCTTCAGCTTTTGCTATGAAATCTGTTCCGTCTATATATATTCTTGCATTAAAAACTTTACTAATTTCTATTCCCATGTTTCATACCTCCTTATCCAGTCAACTTTTTCAACAGATTGATATTTATCACTTCCTCAAACGTGATTCGCTCGGCGGGCGGTGGTGGCATGATTTCATAGTTAAACACAACTTGACCAGCTGCGAGCTGCGAAGGTGGGTTGTTTTGTTTGAGGAAATAGCATTTTCCATCTACGAGTGCACCACGACCAATCAAAGTACGAATAAACGCATTTACCATAGATAACACACCATCGATAACCACCGTTAGAGGCTTGTCTAAAAATTGTAGTGTTGAATATTCTATACTTTCAGCTATTATGTCAGCGGTTCTTTGTACAGATATGAATGTCGTAGGGTCAGTGTAAGCTGGATACGCAGCAGATCTATCACCCCATACTCTATATCCTGTGCCAAAATTATTAAACACCGTCACTATGCCGTTGGCGTTTAAAATATTTGTATCTGTGTTTGGATTGTTTATCGCAGATGTAATCGGTCTTTCTATGCCGATGATGTTTTCTATCTCGTGGTTTGACGGCGACCACCAATAGCCCTTATCATGGTCTACTCTTGCTATTACACCAGCCAGCCGTTGAGAAAATGGTTCAAGCCGTGGAGCATTCAACGCTTCATCGTAAACTTGCAGGTGTGGATAGCAAATTATCGTTCTATAAGAAGATGTGTTTAATTGTCCGCCTGTTCCACGAGCATTTATCACTTGTTGTGTAGTAAGTCCCACGGGAGCATCTATAAGTGCAAATGCTCTATGATTGTCAGCTTTTGCTATCATAGCAGCAGCAACATCTGCACTTTCACAGAAAAACGGAGCAAGTAGCAATTTTGCAGTGAAACCAAACTGCGAATACAACTGATCCATGATTTCAAGCCCTGTTCTAAGCCCAGTATTTGGATCTACTCCACCTATAACTTGAGCATCTATAACTGTGGTTGGGTCTGGTAGACCTGTGGTAGCGTTTGTGTTGCTTACTGGATTGAACACATTCACAACTACACAGGTAGTCCCGCCTTGGTCAAAAATAGCATCTAAAGCGTACGGGATTGTATATCCAGGCGTTGGCGGTCCGAAATAGTTCACAGCATCACTTTTACTCAACACTAAGATTGGCTCGTTTACTACTTGTTGATACCAGCTAGTAGATGACATTCCAGCTGGCACTGTATCCTGCACTGGTGCAGTACCAACCAAAAATACAACAGCAGATTTTACTTGTCTAACTGGTATCGGTCCCGTAACTAGCTCTATCGTTTCAACACCGTGTAAATAACTGGCTGGCATATCAAACCTCCTTCTTATTGTGATCGTGGTCTTGCTCTTGCTCTGGTTCTAAATATCCAAGAGCGATAAGAGTTCTCAAATGGTCGCTGCTAATGTCTGGCAATTCAACTTCATGATCTGGATAAAGAGGATAGCTCTTTCCAGCAATCCATACTACCGTTGGATAAGTGATTTTCACTTTATACTTCATGGCATTGCCTCCACATTAATTTGTGTGATAATTGGCTCATCAGGATACGGCACAACATATCTGCCGTTTGCTTTAAATATTAAACGATAAACAAAATCACCGCTCTGATGTGCGAGCAGATCAACTTTCACAGGCTCTATGTTGTATTGTGTTTGTTTAACAAGTGCGTTGATAATGTTTGTAATCAAGGGATATGCTCCCTGTCCCTCCTCCCTCAGCGATTTAAAAAATAAAAGGGCGCTAAATTGAAACTTTGTTTCAAATGAGTATGGAGATAGCGGTTGAAAATCTACACTATCAATTATTACACGAACAAAAGGCGTATAGTTTGGTCGGAAGAAAAGCTCATCAGGTTTACCGCTCCAGCCTTGAGCGTTTATATTTGCACTTGTCAATGTTTGAATAATTTGATTTTCTAAACTATCAAGCACCTTTCATTACCTCATCAAGAGTTTTTAAGAAAAGTTTTTCTGCTATTTGCTGTTTTTCAAACGCTTCTTTCACAGGTTTTGCGAAAGGTCTTGCTGGCATTTTGTATGTTCCTAGTTCGTTGTAAATGGCGTATGGTACTTCTGTCCCCACTACAGCCATAAGCGGGTGCAATCTCCATGTCCAAGATTGAAAAAGTGTAGATGTTCTGATTAATTTCTTTTCTGAATATCCTTTTCTAATTTTCTCTTTTAAATATTGCGGTTTAAGAGGAGCCCATTCAATCCCTTGAGAGCTTCCTTGTGTTTTAAAAATATCTACAATATCTTTGTGTAATTTTAGAGCAGACCTTTCTAATGTAATATTGGCTGCTTGCTGCACTTGTTTAGGAAGCTCGTTTAAGAATTTTTCGAGCTGTTCGATAGTGCCTGCCATACAAAGCCCGCCTGCGGTGCAAGATTTAAAAGTCTTTCTACTTCTGCTATCATCTGTTTTACGTTCATGATTTGCCTACCTTCAGCTTTGCTCCAATACATGTTTACATTCGTGGCAAGTTCAGAAGCCGCCAGAAGGAGCAACGCTTTATTGACTTCTGGCGTATCGGGGATTTCGGAGGTGTCAGATAGGTTTAATAAATTCATCAATCTGTCTACTGCAATATTAATGCAATTTTGCAAAATTTCAGTTGGATACGAGCTATCGTTTACAAACGTTTGTAAATCAGTCACTTGTATCATTTCTTCTTCTTGTCATCGTCTACTTGTTCAGCAAGTTTTGCTTCAAGCAATATGAGAGCTATATTGTCTTGCACTTCTTGTATACCAGCTTGCACTTTGTATTCTTTACCGTTTATCCAAACAGATGTTGATTGTTTAACAAATAACTTCATATCCCACTCCTCAGTTGCTTTCTATTCTCACAACAGCTGGTTCATAGAGTATCGTGCAACCAAAGTAAGCTTTCCAACCGACATTTTTCACACGACCTAAGGGGTCTACGTTTGTATAGACAGTCTGTACTGTGTTTCCATCAAGATCAACAATTCCATAGCCATTAAATCCAACAACAAGCGTTTGATAAACATTGGCAGGTGTTGAAGAATTGCCGTTTGGAACTATAGGCATAGCAGTGGAAATAATGAATTTCACACTCGCAAACTCACCTATGTAACCCTGTTCTATCGGTCCACGCTTGGTCATAGACAATTGTATCAATTGTTCAGGTGTGAAGAGATTCATGATCTTGTCTGGATGAATAAAACATATATACGAGCCGTCTGGGAATTTTGGAATATTTGCACCCATCAGTAAGTTTGAAGCTTGTATGATGTTTTGTAGTGTAAGCGGATATGATCCTGTAAGAGCACTTCTACTTGTTTGATTACCCGCATAAATTACATTTGTTCCAGCCGTAAGCACATTCATCGCTACTGTGTGTAGCGATTGTTGAGCATTGTAAGCAAGCAGGTCAATAGCAGCATCCATGATAGGTGTAAATGATGTGATGTCTGTAAACTCATCAAGAGCTATGTAGTTACCGTATTCTTGTAGTTGCACCGTCACTTGTTGGTCTGTGATTGGTGTGCCAGCGGGCGTTGGCTGATCGGTGATAGGCGTAGATACTACTGGGAGTGGTTGGAATCTGGTAAATACAGCTTGTCTACCACTATTGAGTGGCATCGTAAATTTTTGCCCATAGTTTAGAACTGGCAAATTCTGTCTAACAAATTGCAGTAATTTACGCTCGTAATAAATCGGAAATAATTCTGGGTTCGTCAATCCTGTTACTGTTGCCATTATTTCAACACCTCCCTCTTAAGCTTTTCACCTAATTGTTTCAATTCTTCAAAGCTCATTTTCTCTATGTCTTCTTTCTTTACCGTGCCTGCAGATTGTTCTGGTGGTATTTGAACGCTCCTAGCTTGCAATTTTTCAGAAGCTTTTGCTCTGTAGTCATCTACCATCTCTTTGAGTGTGTCTACATCTGCTTTTTCAATGAGCTTGAGAAGCGCTGATTTTTCACCTTCTACAACTTTCACAAACTTGGTAGCTTCAGCACGTAGATGTTCAATATATTTTTTTCCTGTCTCTGCAAGCTCTCTTAGCTCTTGATTTTCTTTCTCAAGAGCTGAAAGCTTCACTTCCAACGCTCTTACAGCGTCTATAAGCTCTTCTTTTGCTAGTGTCTCAATGTTTTGCAACATATTTTTACCTCCTTAGTTTTACTTGCCTTTCGGTCTTGGTCTTTTAACTTCTTTCTTCTTCTCCATGTGTATTACCTCCTTTACAGTGTTTTTCATACAAATTCCTTGCTCTCGCTTCTACACGAGAATCTCCATGCAATGCTGCAAGACTGATTGCAGCTCGTAGCCTTGCACATGATATTTGCCCTTCCCAAGTGCGGTAGGGGTATTTACGATTTGTTGGGTCTAAGAAATAGTCTCTTGGTGCTTTTTGTCGTAGTTCCTGAGATTCCCACCAATGTGCGTAGTCTTTATCTTTGTCGGTTTCTTCTGCTTCAAACAACACTTTTGCGTTCTTATCTGCTCCTTCGAAAACAAAGCTCAACTCTTTGAATGTGAGGTCTTTTACTACGTATTTATCCTCTCCCTCTTTTTCTGTTTCTAGGGTCATGCCCACCGAGACATCTGAGATGGGTCGGGGTTCCATTTTCAGTAGATTTATGAGCTTTTCATTCCCGTGTTTTACGATCTGCAATTTTGCAATTATCCTGCCGTTTTGAAAATACGCATCTTTTACAACTCCTACAACAGAGCCTACTTCCCATTTGTGATCAAGCAAGACAGGTTTTCCTATCAGAGTTTTTGCTTTTTGGGCTAACAGCTCATCTGGGAAGCAAAGATTGCCGTATTTTCGTTGCACACACGTAGAAGACAAAGCAACAACGCTCACTTCTACAAAATCTTGCTCTTCACTCAAATTCTCGGTAGTCAACAGTGTCTCTACAGTAATCACACTGTTATTATGTTTTTATTGCGTTTAGAAAACCAGCAAAGGTTTCAAAGAGAAGATTATCTGTGATGTTTGAGAAGTTTTTCTAACAGA